TATCTGTGAGATACGAAGTAGTATCTGGAAAAGAATACCCAGTTTATTCACGAGAAGAAGCGGATGAACTGGGTTTGTCGTATAAACACCCTTTTGAAGTTTCTGAGGGAGAGTATGGCATCTCCTCTGATGGAGAAGTGGCCATATGTCTAAAACGTTCGGAAACTAAAAATGGCTATTTAAACATTAAATACCCATGGGGCCCGTCATTTATAAAATCTATTAAAAGCAAAGTAAACTCAGAGAATAGAATTAATAATTATACCATTAGTGGTAAGAATAATCGTGGCAAGTATACAAAGGGTAAGCATGAATACCAAAAATTAGCACATCTTATGGCACAACCTGGAATGAAAAAGAATGCTGCTATACAGATGGTGTTTGGTTCTATACCAAAAAACAAAGAATACTCAATTAAGAAAACAATGAGAACGGAGGTTTTTAAACAAATGACTAAAGATGAATTAGATAATATAGTCGATCAGTTCCCTATTGGGAAAATGGATACAGCTAAAGCATTAGCTGCTGTATTAGACAAGGTCATGGATTGGGATGGAGAACAGATGGGTAAAGATGGAGACCCAAAAGTAGCTATGACAGTATTAGATAAGTTAATGGATATGAATGAAATGAAGGGTAAAGGTAAAGTTGTTACCACTCATCAAATAGAAGCTCATACAGTAGAAAATACATTAGCTGATATACAAGAAAAGAAAAAAATGTTTAAAGCAACACAAACGGAGGTAACAGATGGGTTACAACAGACAGAAGTCAAAACAGAACAGCAAGAAATACAAGAAGAAGAAAAATAGTGGAAAGTCTACTAACAGCGGAACAGCGAAGTATTCAAAACGAAAGTGATTACGAAGTTGCTTACGCTCTCCAGCAGGAAAAAGCTGGGTTCGAGCGTGACATGGGCTGGTTTGGTAAATACTGCTTTCCAAAAGCGTTAGCCAAAGATACGCCCCCGTTTCACAGAGATATATACAAATCATTAAAAGATGATGACACAAAGCGTGTTCTTATAGCTGCACCTCGTGGTACAGCAAAGAGTACGGTATGCTCGCTTATCTTTCCGTTGTACAAGATAGGGCATAAGAAACCAGAAGATGACTTGTTTATGGTTATTGTTTCTGAGTCTCAAGCTCAGTCTATAAACTTTTTATCCCGTATTAAATACCATTTAGAACATAGTGATAACTTTAGATCAATATACGGTGACTTTAGTTCGGCTACTGCTAAAAGATGGACTGGTACAGATATTATACTAAAGAATGGTACTCGTATTGTTGCAGTGGGTACAGGTCAAAGAGTACGTGGATTCATTGAGGGTGATACTAGACCTAATGTTATTATTGTTGATGATTTTGAATCTGAGTTAAATGCACTTACCCCCGAAGCCAGGACTAAAAACAGAAAGTGGATGACTGAAGCAGTAATACCTTCTTTGTCTGATGAAGGTAGGATTATAATGATTGGTACTGTTATATCAGAAGATTGTTTTCTTTATTGGGCAAAAGATAGTCCTGCTTGGCAAACTCTTTGGTATAGCATTTGGGATGACGATGAGGAAAGTATATGGCCTCAAAGATTTCCTAGAGACAGGATAATGCAGATAAAAAGTGAATTTGAGAGCGTAGGTAATATAAATGGATTCTATCAAGAGTACATGAATATAGCTCAATCTCCTGACGACGCCCCTTTTAAACCAGATTATATACAATTACACCATTATGATTATGAAAGAATTAATGGGCAACCATGTTTAACACGAGAGGTAGCTGATGAAAAGAAAATTATACCAGTCGAACTCTATACTGGAGTTGATCCTGCATCTAGTCTTAGTGCCCGTGCTGACTATTTTGTTATTGCTACCATTGGTATTGATGCTGACAATAACAAGTATATTGTTGACATTTTTAGAGAGAGACTTGACCCTGCAAGACAGCCTCAAAAAATCATTGACGTATTTGAAAAATATCGTCCGAAGAGGATGAAAATAGAAACAGTAGCATATCAAGAAGCATTGCGTAGTGCTACTAGAGCATTAATGCTTGAAAAGAACTTATATATACCTGGATTAGAAAAAGGTGTAAAACCACGGAACCGAAAGAGCGAAAGATTGTTATCATTAGTACCAGTCTTTGCTAAAGGTGAGTTCTTTTTTAGAACGCAAGACCTTACGGCACAGCAAGAGTTCTTGTCTTACCCTAGAGGTAAGAATGATGATATAATGGATGCTGTATGGACTGCGTTGGAAGGTTCTAAACCTTGTAGGGTAAAAAAGGATGATTTTGACCCTAAAGAAGAACTTGAAATAAAAAGCAATAAACTACTTGACTGGTTAACCTTATAGGCATTAAGTTTAAATGATGGCTTACTCTTCAAAAAATCAAAAACGTGGCAAAAAACTCGTTGACGAAACGCAGGATTTGTTTAAAACCTATTCGCAAAAGCGTGAAACTTGGGCAAATCATGCTCAAGAAGATAAAGAATTTAGACTTGGTAAGCAGTGGACATCTGATCAAAAGCGTATATTAGAAGAAAGAGGTCAGGCTCCATTAGTCGTTAACCGTATCCACCCAGCAGTAGAAGCAGCAAAAGCACTTATAACTGCAAACAAGCCTCAATTTAGAGTTTCCCCTAGAGAAGACAGTGATAATCAAGTAGCTCAAGCTATGAATGGATTATTAGAGTATATCTGGCAAATATCAGAAGGTAATACAATGATGAGAAGAGTTGTTGATGATTACTATGTAACTGGTATGGGAGCAGCTTTGGTCTACGTAGACCCAATGATGGATATGGGAAAAGGTGAGGTTTGTATTCACGATGTAGACCCCCTTGATATTTATATAGACCCCAATTCTAGGCATCCATTTGCAGATGATGCAGAGAATGTTATTATATCAAGGCTTTATACAAAAGACCAAGCAAAGGCTTTGTACCCTATGTACGAAAAAGCCATAAAGAATGCATCTACAGAAACCCATCAAACAGATAGACCAGTAACAGGTCGTGAAGATGATGGACAAATGAGTTTTCCAGAGGAACCTGGAAGTCAAACAATAACAAGCTTTGGAGAGAGTGATGAGTATATTAGAGGATATGAAAGATACTATCCTTTAATGGTTGATTACTACAGAGTGTTTGAATCATTTACTGGAGATGAGGATTTACTTGACGAAGAAGAATACAGAGAATATTTACAGCAACCAGCTTGGGTAATCAATGGAAACATTATAACAGAAGCTGAACAAGCTAAATTATTAATACAGCAGTTAAAACAGCAGTATGAACAGCAATTAGCTCAAGGAAGACAAGAAGGAAACTTAGAACTTCCAGAAGAACCTCAAATAGAACAAATTACATTTGCTGATTTACTAGACAATGAAATGATAGACGTTGTGGTAGTCCCAACAAAAAGAATTAAACAATGCGTAATTATGGGCGATAAGCATCTTTATTCTCGTATCCTCCCTATAGATAAGTACCCTATTGTATTCTTTATGAATCAGCATACCAGAACACCCTATCCTATGTCAGATGTTCGTATGGTTAAAGGTATGCAGGAGTACATTAATAAAACGAGAAGTCTTATTATCGCCCATGCTACTACTAGTACAAATACAAAGATTTTAATACCATCAGGTTCGGTAGACATGAGGGAGTTTGAGCAGAAGTGGGCCCAGCCTGGAGTAGCCATCGAGGTTGATTTTGATCAAGGGCAGCCAACACCAGTTCAGCCAACTCCCTTACCGAACGAATTATATTCAAATGAACAAACAGCTAAAAATGATATTGACCATCAATTAGGGCTATATGAAATGACTATGGGTAACTCATCAGTTGCTCCTCATACATACAAAGCAACCGTAAGTCTTGATGAGTTTGGTCAACGTAAAATGAAAAGCAAATTAGCTGACATTGAAGCTGGTCTTAATAGACTTGGCATGATAGCTATTCCAATGATGCAGCAACTTTATACTACTCAAAAAGTATTTAGATTGTTGCAACCAAATAACAGTATAAATGACTACGTTGTTAATAAAAGATTGTATGATGATAAGACTCAAGAAATAAAAGTTATTAATGATATTACTGTTGGTAAGTACGATGTAGTAGTCGTTACTGGTTCTACCTTACCTACAAATAGAATGGCACAGCTTGAAATGTATATGGATGCTTACGAAAAAGGCATTATTGATAAACAAGAAGTATTGAAGAAAACAGAAGTATTCGATATGGAAGGTGTAATGCAAAGAACAGATTTAATACAACAGTTGCAACAGCAAATACAGCAAGCAACTGAAACTATAAAAGCTATGCAAGGAGACTTGCAGACGAGAGAGCGTGAAATTTATCACGCCAAAATGAAAGCCGAAATCGAAAAAACGAAGTCCAATTTGAAGGGAACTGAGAATAGGGCTAAAATGTCTGGCACTCTTTTTGAGAAACGCCTAGATGACGCTTTAGGGCAAGTAAAAAAAGAGGTTGCAGAAGCCTCAAAACCAGATTCACCTTCTTCAAGCCCTAAGAAGAAGCAATCTAAAGAATAGGATAAATAATGGCAGAAGAGCAAGTACTAGATACCCCTCAAGTAGATGCACCAGTTGTGGAAGAACCACGCTCGGTAGATATACAAGATGAGGGCTCTTTAGTTGATGACGTCATTTTTGGTGGAGCAGAAGGTGCTGTAACAGAAGCCTTTGACGATGTTGAGCAGGAAATTGCAAGTCCTGGACAACCTCAAGAAGAACCATCTGTTGAAGTTAACCAAGATAACGATGAAATACGATATCAATATTGGCAGTCTCAAGCTGATAAGTTGAGAAACGAGAAAGAACAGTTGCAGCAACAGTTTAACGACCTAGCTACAAAACAAACTCAACCTCAACCCCAGCTTGAACAGAAAGAAGAAGTTGTAGAAGAATCGTTTCCAGACCCACCTGAGAAGCCACAAAAACCGTATAATTTCAATATGGATGAAGCAATGTCTGATCCGTCTTCTGAAAGCGCTAGGTTTATTCAAAATGAACAAGCTTGGCGTGAAGAGATGGATGAGTATAAGAATATGCAGTTTGAATATCAAATGGCAGTTTTACAAGACGAACGTGAAAAGATGAAGAATGAGCGTCAAGCAGATATTCAACGTCGTGAAGCAGAGGCTAAGACAGCAGAACAAGTTAACAATGTCAAGACTCATGTTATGAATCAATATAAAGTTGATTCACAAACAGCTGATGATTTTGTTAGAGTTATGTCTGATCCTCAGTCAATAAACATTGATAACCTTTGGAAATTATACTCTGTAGATAAAGGACTTACTAACTCAACTCAACCTGCAATTCCTTCTAGGGAATTTCAACAAGTAAAAAGAGCACAACAAGTACCTCCTTCTATGGGTGTGATGCCTTCTCAAAATAGACAAAACGAGGGTAGCATTGAAGACCGTATCATGGATACCATGATTGGTGACTTCGATAAGCAGAACCCTTTTAATTAATTAAACGGAAACTAATTGGAGTAAATTATGGCAAACGTATTTAGCACTACCAGCGGTGGTGGTATGAATAGTTCCTCAGTTGATCATTCCAGACGAATGTTTAACTTTGGGGACAGAGTTGCTGAACTCGCTCCTAAACAGTCTCCATTCTTCACATATTTGTCTAAAGTAGCTAAGAAGCCTACCGACGATCCTGTTTTTAAATTTTTAGAACAGCGTCATCAGTGGCAACGTAGAAACTTTAAAATAAAAACAGCAATGACTACAGCAGCGTTTAACCATGCAGATACATGGAATGTAACTAATCTAGTAGTCGATTGTCTTTATGACTCATATGGCCGTGAAGTAACAACTGCTACACAACCTGGATTCCTTTTAAAAGACCAGATTGTAGCAATTGCTGCAGAATACGATGAAAATGCAAGTGATGGTGGTGATGTGCCTGTGGTTGCTTATTACAAAATAAGCGCTGACCCAGACCTAGCTAACAATGCTGCTCACACTCGTATTACGGCAACCTTTATTAAAGCAATGTACGTACCAACTGCTAGTGTTAGCGGGCAATTATCGCCTGTCAACGCTGCTGTGTTACGTCTAGATGCTGGTTTTAAAGGTCAAGTTGTTGGTTCAGCTTTTGCTGAAGGTTCAACTGATCCTGAAGGATGGAAAGATGAGTTTTACGATAGAGAAGGCTATACGCAGATTTTTAAAACTGCTATCTCTCTCTTTAGTGGAACTTCATTAGCTACCCGCTATCGTGGTGTATCTAATGAGTATAAGCGAGTATGGCAAGAAAAACTAATGGAACACAAGATGGACTTAGAGCATGCAATGTTGTTTGGAGTTGGGTCAGACGATTCAACTGCAACAGGGCCTGTAAGAAGAACATGGGGTATTGTACCTTATACAGAAGCTTATGGTAAAATTAAACACTTTACTTATGCTTCATCTTCTTATGATGACTTTATTGATGCTATGGAAGATGTGTTCTCACCTGAATCAGGGAATAGCGGTAACAAACTAGTTCTTGCTTCTCGTAAAGTTCTTTCATACTTTAATAAGCTTGGCGGTAGTTCATTCTTAGGTAATACTATGGCACTTGGACACACAGCTACTACTAGCGGTGGTTCAAATGGTTATGGTATGGATATCCAAAACATCAAAGGTTCTTTCGGACACAATGTAACTAAAGTAAATACTCTTTACGGTGATTTGCATTTTGTTGAGCAGCCTCTATTTAGAGGAATGTGGGAAGACTATGCTGTTATGGTTGACTTAAAGAATGTGGCTTATCGTCCATTAGCTGCTAATGGCACGTCGAGAGACACGCAGATTATCACTAATGTACAGAACAACAATGTTGACGGACGGAAAGATATCGTATTGACCGAAGCTGGTCTTGAGATTTCACTTCCTGAAACTCACTCCTTGTTAAAGTTCACATAATTCAGTAATTTAAGGGGGGCACTTTAGCCCCCCTTACTGGAGAGTAATATGAAAATAGTAACTAGTAATACAATTGGTGGGCCTTGGCAATCTGGAAAAGAAGAAGTCAATAACAATAGTAGACGCCAACAAAACACTAAATCTAAAAAAAGTAAAAAGAGTAAAAAATGAATGCAGCCGTAGCAAAAGTTTTAGTTTCAGCAATGAAGAACAATAGAATGTCAGTAATAAAATACTATGCATCTAAGATGGGTATGTCTCGTGGTAAGCTATTATCAACTGCTAAAAAAGTAGATAGAGCTACACCTAAAGCTAAAAAGATGAGTAGACGTGAAAAAATGACTAGAACAAGATTAGGACAAGAAGCAGGATAATGGCATTTGGAGATGAAATAGGATATTACGCTGGTAGTACAGCTAATAAAAACACTCATATAGCAAAGTTCTTGGCTAATGGTGTACAATGGGTTATTAATCAAATAGAAAAAACTAACCCAGATATGTTACCCCTATTTGCATCTTTACAAACATTAAACAATAGTGCTACAACATTAACACTGGGCACTAACTCAAAAATTATAGACGTAGTAAGAAGAAATGGTAATTCGGTAAGTGGAGAAGAGCTAAAATGTAGCCCAATAAATCCAGCTTTTAGAAGCAATGCTAAAAATGTAGATAGTATTTATTACGCAAGTAAAAATTCTCCAGTTTATTATATTGATAATGCAGTTCTTAATGTACTTCCTATTCCAGATAATGACGAAATAGTAAAGATAAGTATAGTATTACCAGATACCTCAGTAGCTCATAGTGATAGTGCTATAGATAATTTTCCTTCTGAATTGTATCATGCAGTAGTTTTGTATGCAGCTGCTCAGTTAATTCATAATAAAATGACAGATATAAACGCTAAGCTTCCATCTGATCTAGATGCTGATACTACTGTGTTTGATGCTCTTAGTGATTTAACTGGAACTGTAAGCGTTAGTACAAGCTTGCCAACATGGAGCACTAGTAAAAGTTTGCCTGGTAGTATATCATTATCTTCTTCATTGCCTTCTGATTTTAGCGTAAGCACAACTTTACCTACTTTAAATATTAGCACTAGTCATAATGCTGAATATTTAGATGCATTAGCTTCTGCAAAAAATCTTATAGATGTTGATATGACAGATGATGATGGAGGAGTTGCACAATCAGCTGCTCATTGGTTGTCTGACGAAGACGAAGAAATGACTCAAGCTACTTTAAATACTGCAGCACAAGAATTACAAAGAGCTGCTAGTTATCTTGCAAAGTTTCAAGCTGATATAAATAAAGAAGTTCAAGAGTTTACTGTTGACATGCAAACCTATCAAGCTGAAGTACAAGAAGAACAAGCTAAGGCAAATGCAGCAGCTCAAAAAGTTAATACTGAAATATCATCTGACTCTACAATAGCTCAAACAGATGTAGCTGTATATCAAGCTGAACTGCAAAAAGAACAAAATAGATTTAATGCTGAAATAACTAAATACACTACTGAATTAAATAAAGCAATGCAAACTCTTGAATACGAATTACAAGAGTTCAATGTCAATATTCAAAAAAAGATTAGTCTTTATACGACCATTATTACTAAATTAACCACAGATTACCAATGGTTACAAGGGCAGTATCAAGTAGTAAAAGCAGAATTAGCTGAGTTTATGGCACCCTATACAACTCCTGGAGCCATAGATTCAACAGTAGAAGGAGTTAGGCGATGAAACTTAAAGAAATGGTTGAACTAGTACAACAGCATCATTCTGATCTTGGAGTCACAGAAATAGTAAAGATGCTTAATACTGCACAAGAAGAATATAGTCAAAGAACAAGGATGCTTGAAAGAGCTACACAATTTGATTTAGATGGCAATAATGCACAGAGATATTATGCTTTAGATGAATCAATTCTTGAAATAAAATCAGTTGATATGGAAGGAGCCGATGGCTCTACAGACCATGTTAACATACCTAAATTGGTTGGAAGACCAGTAAGAAGGGATTTGACTTAATGGCGGGTACATATGTAGATACTTATAGCAAACGTTACGCTACTCATAAATGGGTATGGTGGACGGAAAGAGATGCTATTGGTATAGCTAAATTTGATCCTGTAGCTGAAAAGTTTTATTCTCCAAGTGCTGACCAACATGGTAAGAAGATTACTTTATTTTATTATAAAAAAGCTACCAAGTTTACTGAGCCTAATAGCAATAGTTTTTCTTGGACAGCTACTAGTGATTTTCCAGGTCAATTTCATGATTACATAGTTGCAAAAGCTATAGCTCTTGGCTATGAAAAGAAACCAGAACAGTTGCCTTTAGCTCAATATTTTCATGAAAAATTTGAAAAAGGAGTAAGGGAAGGTAGGAATTACGCTTATCGTGCTAGGGCTGGTACAGTTAAATACATTAAACCAGTAGATTTTTAAGGAGAATATTATGGGTGAACGAATGAAAGGGTTCCTTGGTATGCTTGGCAAAAACCTTGGAATAACAGAAGCGGTTAATCCGCAAGCAAGAATGCAAACAGGTGAGGCTCTTCCTACAGGACAAGACCAATTTAATATAGCTAGAGAAAGAGCGGATATTCCATCACCTCGTGCTGATTATGCTGATAAATCAAGAATTGCTAAAAACACAGGTTTTGGACTTACTCAATCAATGATGAGAGATTTTGATCCATCAGACAATGAGCAAGTATTGCAAATGCAGAAAGCTATGAATGCAGCAGGTATTAAAGGAGCAGATGGAAAAGCTTTAACTGAAGATGGAATGATTGGCCCAAATACAATGAGAGCTCTTAGATTTGCACAAGGGCAAGCTGATGAAATGCAAGACGCTCTACCTCTTAGAGAATTTGGCGAACCTCAAGGTGGCGTAGGCCCATCATACGAAGGAATGTATAACGAAGACAGTAGAGATATGGATAAAGTAGAGAATAATCCAATAGACAGGTCTAAAAGATATAATCCTTCTCAAAGAAGAGAAGCTACAAGATATGGTGGCAGAGGAAGTGGTACTAATAGATTTGGAACTCCTCAAGGTGGAAGATTTGACTTAGTAAAAAGAATGGATTATTAATGGCAATAAACACCAGAGCATTTGATTGGTCGACTAATAATTTTGGTCTAGCAGAATGGGATGATATAGGATGGTCATTTAGTGAGCTTGGCGATGGTCAGCATTTTAATTCATATAGTGCTGACAATTTTAGTCCTCAAGACGCACCAGATGATTTTAGCTATACAGCTTCTACTAGACCTGATGCTCCTACGTTGAGTGCAGCGAGTAATATATCTGCTCCTACGTATACAGCAATAACAGTAGGCTCTGAAGATTTTACAAATACTAACATTGCTTCAGTTACATTCACTGAGCTAGTAATATCGGGAGAACATTAATGGCTGGAACCTTATCAGCACCAAACAAAATTAAAGATGTTTATACCAAACTTGTCTTTAAAGGTGATGATGGTAATCTTTATATTGATAACGGAACTGCAGATCAAATTGTACAGAATCTGCCAATGCAGGGAGTAACTGCAAGTGCTTCAGCACCAAGTTCTGGTATCAATGAGGGAGACCTTTTTTATGATACAGATGATGATGTGTTTTACGTTAGAGATGAAGATTCTTGGAATGAAGTCCTAGTGGCTGGAGCTTCGACACTTAACGGTGGAACATTTACTTAATAGGAGATAAGCATGGCTAATACCATTCAGATAAAACGC